ATCCGGATACCGCCGACGCGCAGTGGGCACAAAACACATTGCAACCCCGCAAGGCGGCAGCGCCGGAGAAGGTCAGTCCCTCGAAGGCGCGCGTACTGCCCGAGCGTGAGGTGCCCGAACCCGGCACCCCACCGTTGTCGACGGGCGGGACATCGCTGCTACAGGCACGCACCGTCAACGAAGTGCTCAAAGCCCAGCTCAATAAGGTGGAGCTGGCGCACCGCAAGAAGGAACTGGTGGATCGGGCGCAGGCCGTGGCCCACGTGTTCAAACTTGCGCGCATCGAGCGCGACGCGTGGTTGAACTGGCCCGCGCGTATCTCGGGGCAGATGGCATCCACGCTCGGTGTCGATGCGCACCAGATGCACGTGGCCCTGGAGGCTGCCGTGCGCGAGCACCTGATTGAGCTGGGCGAGCTGCGCCCGCGCGTGGATTGATGACGATGGACTACGAAGGCGCGCAGGAGATCGAACGGGCGTGGCGCGACGGGCTTACTCCCGACCCGCTGCTCACGGTATCGGAATGGTCAGATCGCCACCGGATGCTCTCCAGCAAGGCGTCTGCCGAGCCGGGGCGCTGGCGTACCAGCCGCACGCCGTACCTCAAGGCCATCATGGATTGCCTGTCGCCGACCTCGCCGGTCGAGCGTGTGGTGTTCATGAAGGCAGCGCAGCTCGGTGCGACCGAGATGGGGTCGAACTGGATCGGCTATGTCATCCACCACGCGCCGGGGCCGATGATGGCGGTCTGGCCGACGGTGGAGATGGCCAAGCGCAACTCCAAGCAGCGGATCGATCCGCTGATCGAGGAGTCAGCCGCGTTGGCCGAACTGATCGCACCGGCGCGCAGCCGCGACTCGGGCAACACGATCCTGGCCAAGGAGTTCCGGGGCGGCGTGCTGGTGATGACCGGTGCTAACAGTGCGGTGGGCTTGCGCTCGATGCCGGTGCGCTACCTGTTCCTCGACGAGGTGGACGGATACCCCCTGGACGTCGAGGGCGAAGGCGACGCGATCTCGCTGGCCGAGGCGCGCACGCGCACCTTTGCCCGGCGCAAGATCTTTATCGTGTCGACGCCGACGATCTCGGGGGCCTCGGCCATCGAACGCGAATACGAGGCCAGCGACCAGCGCCGCTACTTCGTGCCGTGCCCACACTGCAACCACCCGCAATGGTTGCGCTTCGAGCAACTGCGCTGGGACAGGGGGCAACCGGAAACCGCCGCATACATCTGCGAGTCCTGCGACACCGCGATTTCCGAGCATCACAAGACGTGGATGCTGGAGCGTGGCGAATGGCGTTCGATGGCACAGGGCAAGACGGCTGGCTTTCACCTGTCGTCGCTCTACAGCCCCGTTGGCTGGCGATCCTGGCGTGACATCGCTGCGGCGTGGGAAGCCGCCGTCAACAAGGAGTCGGGATCGGCCGCCGCGATCAAGACTTTCAAGAACACCGAGCTGGGCGAGACCTGGGTCGAGGAAGGCGAAGCGCCCGACTGGCAACGGCTGGTCGAGCGCCGCGAGGACTATTCCGTGGGCACCGTGCCACTGGGCGGCCTGCTGTTGGTGGGTGCGGCCGACGTCCAGAAGGATCGCATCGAGGCCTCGATCTGGGCCTTTGGGCGCGGGAAGGAGTCCTGGCTCATCGAGCACCGAGTCCTGATGGGCGATACCGCACGGGACGCGGTGTGGAAGGCGCTGGCCGCGATGCTGGCCGAGAACTGGACGCACGCCTCGGGGGTGGCGATGCCACTGGCGCGCTTCGCGCTGGACACCGGCTTTGCCACGCAGGAGGCTTACGCCTTCGTGCGAGCCTGCCACGATCCGCGCGTGATGGCGGTCAAGGGCGTGCCGCGCGGTGCCGCACTGATCGGCACACCGACAGCCATCGATGTGTCGCAGGGTGGCAAGAAACTGCGCCGAGGCATCAAGGTGTTTACGGTGGCGGTTGGGATCGCCAAGCTGGAGTTCTACAACAACCTGCGCAAGAGCGCGGATGTGGGCGAGGACGGCTCGACCCCGGTGTTTCCAGCCGGGTTCGTCCATTTGCCCAAGATCGACGCCGAGTTCATCCAGCAGCTCTGCGCCGAGCAACTGATCACGCGCCGCGACCGCAACGGATTCCCGGTGCGCGAATGGCAAAAGATGCGAGAGCGCAACGAAGCGCTCGACTGCTACGTCTACGCCCGCGCCGCCGCATCGGCGGCGGGACTGGACCGCTTCGAGGATCGCCACTGGCGGGAGTTGGAGCGTCAACTTGGGGTAGCGCCCCCACCGGATGCGCCACCGCCCATTCACAACATCGAATTGAACGAGGCCACCCCCAGCGGTGGCCTCGCTGCTTCTGGAACCCGCAATTCCGGTCGGCGCGTCATCCGAAGCCGTTGGCTTCGTTGACGGCGGCCGCTTCAAACCAAGGAGAACACATGAGTCTTGCCACCCGTATCGAGAGCCTGGTCATCCGGGTCGCCCAGGAGTTCAACGACGTCCGGGCGACGGCAGGAAACCTAGCCAGCCTGTCCACCACCGACAAGTCGAGTCTGGTCGCGGCGATAAACGAACTGAAGGCGGCGGTGCTCTCCGCAACCGCCATCGACGACAACCAGATCGCCACCTCAACCACCTACTCGTCGAACAAGATCGTGTCGCTGCTCGACGCGCTCAAGGCCGACATCCTCGGTGGAGCAGACGCCGCCTACGACACCCTGGTGGAGATCCAGCAGTTGCTGCAGAACGGCACTACGGGCCTGGACGCGCTCCTCGCTGCCGTCAATCTGCGGGTGCGGTACGACGCGGCGCAAACCCTGACCGTTGCCGAGCAACTTCAGGCGCGCACCAACATTGGCGCGGTTGCGGCCGTCGATGTTGGCAACACCGACACGGACTTCGTCGTGATCTTCGACGGGGCGCTGGCCTGATGAGCCTCGCGTCCAGCATCGCCGCCCTGGCTGCGCGCATCGGCTTCGAGGTCAAGACCAAGATCGACGCCACGCACCCTGGACTTGCTCGGGTGTGGGTGAGCTTTGGCTACGTGGGCGGTCAGATCGTGATCGGCAGCGCGCACAACGTGGCCAGCGTCGTGCGTACAGCGGCGGGCCGCTACCGCGTGCATTTTGCGCTGGCGATGCCGGATGCGAACTACTGCTGGACGGCGCTCGCACGCAGCAGCAGCAACAGCGGCCAGCAGCGTGTGGCTGTCGTTCGCGCCAGCTCCGACCTGAAAACGGCCCAGTACGTCGACATCTCCTGCGCGACGACAGCAACGTCGTTCGACGACTCGTCCGAAATCAACCTCGTGGTGTACCGCTGATGGCCTACACAGAAATCCAACTCCAGGCCTTGGAGAGCGCGCTCGCCAAGGGCGAACGGCGCGTGACCTTTGCCGACAAGACGGTCGAGTACCGCTCGGTCGACGAACTGATGGCCGCGATCCGCGAGGTTAGGCGCGGAATGCTGCAGCAGGCGGCTGAAACCGGGCTGCTGCCCGGTGCGCCGCGCCAGATCCGCGTCACCACGCGCAAGGGGTTCTGAGATGGCGTGGTTCTCCCAAACGGTGCGCCGGTTGTTCGGTGCCTCGCCAGTACACGAAGCCGCAGGTCGTGGCCGTCGCTCGCTGGCTTGGATGCCCGGCAACCCGGGCGCGGTCGCGGCGATGTTGACAACCAACGCCGAGTTGCGCGGCAAGAGCCGTGACCTCGTCCGCCGCAATGCTTGGGCGCAGGCCGGTATCGAAGCCTTCGTGGCCAACGCGGTCGGCACCGGCATCAAGCCGCAGAGCCTGTCTGGCGACGAACGGTTCAAGGCCGAGGTGCAAGCACTGTGGCGCGATTGGGTTGAGGAAGCAGACGCGGCGGGACAGACCGACTTCTATGGCCTGCAGGCCCTGGCGTGTCGGGCGATGCTCGAAGGTGGCGAATGCCTGATTCGCCTGCGGCCACGCCGTCCGGAGGATGGCCTGTCGGTGCCCCTGCAACTCCAGTTGCTGGAGCCCGAGCACCTGCCCATCAACCTGAACACCGATCTGCCGTCCGGCAACGTCGTGCGCTCCGGCATCGAGTTCGACAACCTTGGGCGGCGCGTGGCCTACCACCTGTACCGCTCGCACCCGGAGGACGGGCGACTGGCTCCGATGTCGGGCCAGGGCGGGATGGACACGGTGCGCATCGACGCCAAGGAGATCATTCACCTGTTCCGCGTGCTGCGCCCGGGGCAGATCCGGGGCGAGCCATGGTTGTCGCGGGCCCTGGTCAAGCTCAACGAGCTCGACCAGTACGACGACGCCGAGCTGGTGCGCAAGAAGACCGCCGCGATGTTCGCGGGTTTCGTCACGCGCGCCAACCCTGAGGACAACCTGTTGGGCGAAGGTGCAGCGGACGCCGACGGGATTGCGCTTGCCGGACTGGAGCCGGGCACGCTGCAGATCCTGGAGCCGGGCGAGGACATCAAGTTCTCCGATCCGGCTGATGTTGGTGGTTCGTACTCCGAATTCCTGCGCACCCAGTTCCGCGCGGTCGCCGCCGCCATTGGTATCACCTACGAGCAGTTGACCGGCGATCTGACCGGCGTGAACTACTCGTCTATCCGTGCCGGGCTGCTGGAGTTCCGGCGTCGCTGCGAGATGGTGCAGCACGGCGTGCTGGTGCATCAGATGTGCCGCCCGGTCTGGGCGGCCTGGATGAAGCAGGCGGTGCTCGCCGGGGCCCTGGATGCCCCGGGCTTCACTCGAGGCGGGCCAGCCCGTCGCCGCCAGTACCTCGCGGTGAAGTGGATTCCCCAGGGCTGGCAGTGGGTTGACCCGGAGAAGGAATTCAAAGCGATGTTGCTGGCTATCCGCGCCGGCCTGATGAGCCGCTCGGAAGCCATCTCGGCCAACGGCTACGACGCCGAAGACGTCGACCGTGAGATCGCCGCCGACAACCAGCGCGCCGACGACCTCGGCCTGATCTTCGACTCAGATCCTCGCTACACGTCGAAGGACGGCGGCGGCTCGGAACCCAACCGCAGCGCCAACGCGCCGGACATCACCGGTAGCCAATCGCTTCCCTGATTCGCTGCCTGACCGCTTTCCCGAAGGATTCCCATGACTTTGCTACCTCATCTGGCTGCGCGCCTGTTCGGCGTGCCGCTGGCGATTCATCGGCCGAAACTCGACATCATCCTCTCCGTGCTCGGTGCGCGCATCGGCCTCGCCGACCTCGCCGCGTCCGTGGGTTACACGCCTGCGGCCCGCGCGCCTGGGCCTCCGAGCGGCAAGGTTGCCGTCATCCCGATCCACGGCACGCTGGTGCGCCGAACCTCGGGCCT